TCGATGACACCAATCTCTTAAACAATCTTTATGGAACGTGTGAGTGCATTCAGTAGTAGTTATACTATCATCAATATTTATTTCATCTTGACATATAACACAATCATCAGCACCGCCTCTCTGTCTTTTTGAACGAGTTTTTCTAAATCTTTTATTGGTTTTCTTTGCCTTTCTCGTTTTTCGTGTTGCCATTATTATATTATTTTATTATAATTATATACTTTGTAAATATTGGGAAGTATTATCTTTAATATCATGTGGATTATCTGAATAAATTATTTCTTTCAACAAAATACATTTGGAACGTAAGGCATCATTAATAAAAGATATCATATCACTAATAGTATCAAATGATTGTAGGGTACCTAATATAATTAATTTAAATAATTTTAACTTGTATAATATATCTACTTTTGATATTATTAAGTCAGTGGTTCCAGATAAATTGATTGCTGTAACAAGTTTATCCATATTTAACCAATTTACTATGCGTTTTCTTCCAGTTGTTGTTCCATACTCTTCTCCTAATTTTCCTATTTCCGCTAATTCGGGATCATCTAGTAACGATTCGGGAAAATCAGGGTCTATTCCTGACCGTGTATCGTATATTTTAATCGCACCTATTATTTTATTAATATATTGTGGTGGAATACCTAAACTACACGCACCATACGGCAATGTAGTTGATGAAGTTGTAAAAGGATAATTACCATAATTAATATCTAACCAAAATCCTTGTGCACCTTCGCACAATATATTTCCATGTAACTTATGATCCCACATATATGGTTTTAATATATCTATGTCTTTTGCCTGAATTCCATTTCGCTTATACTTGGCACCATAACAGGGCGCTATTCCTTTCGCAGTCGATCCTTGAGATTTTACTAATTTTGATATATCTTCTTCGATATGTTCTTCTGTTACGATATTAGCGTAAGGAGATATTTTTATTAAATTTGTATCAAAATCATTCATTTCTAAATATTGTAATTCCTCGAAAAAAGATTTTACATTTACAACACAATCCGGACCAATTATCGATTTAATATTGAAAAAAACTCCACTAGGAATTAAATGAGTTTTATATTTTATATTATTAACATAAATAGTATGCCCGGCATTGTTTCCACCATTCCATCTACATACAAAATCATAATATTTGGATTTGGATAATTGTGATACCACTTTACCTTTTCCTTCATCGCCCCAACTTAATCCGCAACAAATATCCACCTTTTCTATTTGATCCATATATTTGATAACTAAATTATATTTTTACGAATTACATAATAATATAATTTCTTACCTTACTTTCTTACTTTCTTATTTGTCTATAAAGAGTGTATAATCCTAATAAAAACACACCAATATTAAAATATAATATGCTTTTTGGTAATATTAACCATTTATTTAATTGCTCAGATTTAACATCCTTTTGAAAATGCTGTATATCTTCTACTAAATGATGAGATACAAATAATGATACAGCTAAAAATACTAAACTTACAATTATTAAATAAAGGTTATAAATATTACTTTTATCTCTATAATATCTAGAATATCCTAATGATGCAAAACTAATAGAAGTATACAAACCTACATTTCTTAATGAGGTTTGGAAATACATGAATAAATCCTTTTCGGTTTTCATTATAATATATATTAATAATTTTAATTTTTTTTAATTTTTATTTTTTTAATAACTCAAGGATTGTATTTTGATTTTCTATTATTAAATCTAACTTGGATATAATATTTCTATCCATGTTAGGTGTTTCTGTTTTTAATTTTGAAAATATATTATCATTAATTGGAATATCATTAATAGGAGTTTCATCTATCGCAATTTCTATATTATCTGTATTATTGTGTATGTTCTTTATATTTTCTATATTTAATGTATTATTATTATTATTTTCGGTCTCATTTATACCTAACCAATTATCTGTTTCTTCTTTTGAACTTTTAAATTCTACATTTTGAACTTCGTAATTTCGTTCAGCTATTTTGGATTTTAAAATATTGTCGATGTCTTTTAAAGGTTCATCGATTTTATCATCATTAAAATTAACATCTTCTGGTTTGTCAGATTTATATTTATCAAACTCCTGCTGTCTTTTATTTAATCTTTCATCAAATGAATTTAATTCTTTTTTTTGTATATCCTCACGAGTAATTAGATTTTTATTACTAATGTCACCAATCTCTACTTCATTATTCTTATTTTTGGTTGGTTCCGTTTTGTTACAAAACGAATTCATATTTTTTAAAAAATCTTTATTTAAAGTTAATAAATTGATATTTTTATCCTTTGAATTATTTATAGTTTCATTTATTTTATCCTCAAATAATACTTGAGTATTTTTTGCGTTTTGTTGTATCATCTTTACAAAATTTTTATTATCACACAGTAACTTCCAAAGTAATTCCTTATTTTTACCTAATGTAAATTCATTCATATACTTACTCATATAATATAAATAGGGTGGTTATTTTTAAATAAAAATTATTATTATTTATTTAAAAATATAAATCGGTGTAAATCATTATAAATCCTTATTAAAATATATATTTCTAAATTTTGAAACTGCCGCATCGGATATTTTATTTTTGCAAAAATGTTTCCAACTTTTCTTTTTTGTTAACATATTGATAATAAAATATAAACTATACATACCACATTCAGTATCTTGATACTGATGCTCTATTTTATGATTATATAGTTCATCATACTCCATTTTTCCCCCCAATAATTCACTTTCTTTTATTACATTTTTTATAAATTTCTTTACTTGTTTTGGCGCTTTTCTCCCTACACTGTCGAAAAAATAGATTACATTTTTTTTTATATCAATATAAACAGATATCCAATGAGCTCCGTCACGATCATGGGGATCAGTGTTAAAAACAACACCTATTTTATGCTTATTTTGTTTTTTATAGGTACTTAACTTAAAATTACATAAATCATTCCAAACGCATTGATTATAACCAGTTTTATAATCATAATCTATTGGCGATGGTCCTAAAAATTTGAAGTGAGTATGACTTCTTTCATACTGTTTTAATACGCGGAGTAAATCTAATGTGCTTAACCAGGTGTTGGGGTTTTTTTTCCATTCATTGGGGGCAATAGGAGCAAAACTTAAATTTAATATATTTTTCTTATCTTTTGCTGGAATTGGACTTTTCTTTAACCAACATGACTCTTTATTACAATCATTATCATGTTTTTGTTTTAATTGTTTCCAAATGTCGATAGGTTCATTTGTTAAAATTTTATCATTGTTGTTATTATCATTCCAATATTTTTTTAATATAAATAGATTATGATTGGAATAACACGAGAAAGAATTTTCTTTAATGTCCGGAGAACAATTTACATTTTTTAATTTTCTGGTTTTATTTTTATTCTTTTTATTCTTTTTATTCTTTAGATTTTTATATGTTTTTCCCATGAATATTGATTAGATTAATTTTTAGATTAAATTATATATTTGATAGTAAAAATAGATGAATAATATTACGATGGTTGAAAACAGTATTGTATTCAATATAGTTTGTGTATTAATGTTGTATCCAAACATTATTTCGGCTAAAGACATTAATGTTAATGTACAAATAATTCCCAATAATGAATGTTTATTAAAATGTATTAAATGTTTCATATTGTTATTTTTATTGATAATATAAATTATAAAAAAATAGGTTAATGGAACTGACCATAAAAAGGCACCTATCTTATAAAAATTTGTAAAATTCGAAAATGTTTGAGCAATATATGATATTGACACAAATGTAATAAAACCAATTAACCCTTCTTTAAAAAGTGTTAGATACATATTATATTTGAATATTATATTTGAATATTATATTTGAATATTATATTTGAATATTATATTTGAATATTATATTTGAATATTATATTTAAATATGTAATTAAATATAATATTAATCTTCGTTTCGTTGAACACGTGTATGATTGTGAAATAAATTATTACCTAAATTATCAGTATTAGGATTAAATTTATTGAATTTATTGTTATTAAATAATAAGGAATGTTCCATATTTTCATTGTTTTTGGTTTGAACATTTAATTTATATAAATCACTGTTTGAAGAAGGTATATATTCACGCTGATCGCATTTTTGCAATGAAAAAAATTGGTTCCTTAAATTGGATTCAGTATCAACTGTGGTTGAAAATCCAGACCAATGGGGTTTTCTATCTCCGGGCAGAAAATTTTGAGAAGTGTTATACACGGGTGCTTTTACTAGAGATGTATTTACATTACTATTTACATCATGTATATGCATAGTCGTATATTTTGTTGGTACTGATGGAATTCCGTAAGCAACATCTACCTTACCAATTGCTAAATTTCTATTAAATAATCGTTCGTTTATTTCTTGTGTTCTGGGATCATTGCAAGTTATCTTAGGCATATTAATATATCAATATATAAATATATTTCACATTATTTTTATATTAAAAATATATATATGCTAAAAAATTACCAAACAGTCTTTTTATATTTATTAATAATGTCCTATATTTTATATGCGTTTGTATTTATAGGTATTGTGAATAATTCTCCATCCTATTTAGAAACATTAAATTTTGTATTGAAAATATATGTATGTATGGTTTTATTAATACGATTTAATCCTTTTGTGGATAGACAATTTACTAATTTTGATAAAAAAATAGTATTTTCGTGCGCTTTGTTTTTAATTTCTACTACAACCATTAATGAATTTGCTATTAATTACAAACGCGTCAAAGAGTATGTTTTATAATTTTATTTATTAAATTTAACACCTACCTAATCAATGTTTAAAACTCTTGGATGAATTCATCTAACAAAAATATTAATCGTTTGCTCACTATTTTATCTATTTTATACTCTTTCTTTTTTTTCTCAATATAGTTATACTTATATACATTTTCAAAAATATTTTTTACATGAACCTTAAATAAACCTATATTATTTTGAACTATTTTTTCAAACTTATTATTTTGTATTGTAAATCGTATAAACCGGTTCATTAATATATTTATATTTAACCCATATTTGTATGGATTTATATTAATAACATATACATTGTCATGCTCCATTTTAGGATGGTCTTGATCATCTATAAAACATATCTTTGTTTTCTCTGGTAATTTAGAACACTTAATAAAATCTGTATGTGTTTTTTGATGCGTTGTTCTCGATTGTTCTATTTGAATACCATTTACTTTAAAAGCGTGAATTATTTGGTCAAATATTGGATAATTTATTTTTGATTCAATATAGGTTTGAATAAAACGTGACCATTTTTTCCCTCCTTGATTATTGGTATAAATATATAATTTATTAATTATATTTTGTTCTTTTAAATTTGATAAGTATTTTAAAATTGTAAATATGCTTGGACGAAAATATTCGGGATATAAATCTAATACACTACACGTTTGGGATAATGTTAATTTTTTCTTATAATATTTCTCTATCGCATCTAATATTATACTAAATTCATAAAAATAACCTAATGTTTCGTCCAAATCAAATATTATTACTTTCATTGGTTTATTATTTACAAAATTACTCATTCAATATATAGTATAAAAATAAAAATAATAATAATATTATTAAAAATAATAATATTATTATTATATATTAATCTATATGCAAGGGTATGACTTAACTAATTCTGATTATGAAGATATATTAGATTATTATAATATAGAAAAACCTATCAAACAAAATAATACAAAAGTATTAGCTGAACAGATTTTATCTAATAAACTATGTCGATGTATTAAAAGTGTAGGAAAACAATCAAATCAAGAGAACGAACAGAAAAATATTTCTATATGTAGAAAATCTGTTTTTTCAAGAAAAAATTTGAATTTTTATAAATTCAAATGCCGAAACAAACCAAGATTTCTTCAGGGGAAAAATGGTAAGATTTTGCGTAAAACTTCTAAAAACTTAAAATTGAACAAAAAAACTAGAAAAAAGAAGTAGCATATAAAATAATTAACTTACTAAATTATAATGTTGACAAACGAAGAAAAGGAAAATTACTTTACTAAAGTGAATAAGCAATTACAAGACGGAGTATTATTGCAAACTAAGGTCTTAGTATGCTCAGATAATTGTCAAAAACTAAAAATGGAATTTAAACTGGCTTTTAAAAATGATATTATTATTTCACATATGAAAAATAAATTATTAGGTTAGTAGGTTAGGTTAGTAGGTTAGGTTAGTAGGTTAGGTTAGTAGGTTAGGTTAGTAGGTTAGGTTAGTAGGTTAGGTT